GTTCGTGCTTTCGATGAAATTCTTTATATTCTGATGTGTGGAACCGGAGTAGGATTCTCCGTGGAGAGACAATATGTGGACAAACTTCCTACAGTGGCTGAACAGTTTACTGACTCAGACACGACGATCATTGTACAAGACAGCAAGGCTGGTTGGGCTAAGGCTTACAAGGAACTTATCTCCCTACTCATTGGTGGTCAAATTCCAAGATGGGACTTATCTAAAGTACGCCCTGCTGGTGCCCGACTCAAAACTTTTGGAGGTCGTGCGTCTGGCCCAAAGCCACTGGATGATCTGTTTAGGTTCACAGTGGATACATTTAGAAGAAGTGCTGGACGGAAGCTCACCTCCATCGAATGCCACGATATCGTCTGCAAGGTTGCGGAAATTGTGGTGGTCGGAGGAGTCCGTCGATCGGCTCTTATCAGCCTTTCAAATCTTACCGACGAACGGATGCGTGATGCTAAGACTGGAGCATGGTGGGAAGCTAATCCTCAAAGAGCACTTGCGAATAATAGTGTAGTGTACAAGGAGAAGCCAGAGATCGGAACCTTCATGGAAGAATGGGTATCACTATACAAGAGCAAGAGTGGTGAGCGTGGTATCTTTAATCGTGACGCTTGCCAAAAGACGGTAGCCAAACTGGGTGATCGTCGTGACGCAACCTACGAGTTCGGTACCAATCCTTGCTCTGAAATTATTCTGCGAGATCGTCAGTTCTGCAATCTCACAGAAGTGATTGTTCGTGATACCGACACCATGGAATCACTGCAACGCAAGGTTCGTCTGGCGTCTATTCTGGGTACATGGCAAGCTTCACTAACCAACTTCCCTTACTTATCCAGCGAGTGGAAGAAGAACTGCGAAGAAGAGGCTCTGCTTGGTGTATCGCTAACCGGTATCTTGGACAACAAGATGATGCGCGATACACACGGTCTGAAGGCTAATCTTGCTAATCTGAAGGAGACAGCAGTCAAGACTAATGCAGAGTGGGCCAAGAAGTTAGGCATTAATGCGGCTGCTGCTATTACTTGCATCAAGCCAAGTGGTACAGTTTCTCAACTTACTGATGCGGCATCCGGTATTCACGCTCGCCATAACGAGTACTACATCCGCACTGTTCGTGCAGATCGTAAGGATCCTCTTTGTCAGATGATGATTGAGAAGGGATTTACTCACGAGCCTTGCGTGATGAAGCCAGAAAATGTTATGGTTTTCTCATTCCCAATGAAGGCGGTAGGTTCAGTTACTCGTAACGATATGACTGCTATCGAGCATCTAGAGTTATGGCTGACTTACCAACGTTACTGGTGTGAACACAAGCCGTCAATCACTGTGACTGTGAAGGAACACGAGTGGATGGAAGTTGGTGCTTGGGTGTACAAGCACTTTGATGAGATTAGTGGTATTTCGTTCTTACCACACTCAGACCACTCGTATCGTCAGGCTCCATACCAAGACTGCACCAAGGAGCAGTACGAAGAACTATTGGCTGCAACTCCAAAGGATGTGGATTGGAGTGAATTGAAGAAGTGGGAAAAGATGGATTCCACTATTGGAACACAAACCTTCGCTTGTAGCGGAGACAAGTGTGAACTGGTTGATTTAACTAATAATTGAAAGGATACATTATGAACACTGATAATCTAGTTTTATTAAATTTTATTTTCACTATCGTTCTGGCTTTTGTTGCTTACCGTCAAAATATTGTTGGTAAGTTTGAACGCGAGCGAGAGACCGAGCAGATGCATCAAGAGATCCGTAATAACATGGATTATATTAACGGCAAGATAAATGAAGTAGAAGATCGCCACGATCGTGATCTGCTAGAAATCTACCGAGATCTGGACAATACGATGGAGGCTCTTCCCAAAAAGAAGACCACCGGACTAAACTCACGCATTCCTCTGTGAGATAAACTGAGTGTAAACAAAAACCCCGGCTTTTAGGCCGGGGTTTTTTTATTATTCAATTTAAGATCCCGTATGGTATTTTGCCATTACTTTTGATTCATCCCGAAGATCTGGATTTCTTGACACTAACATTTTATGTAGTGGAGAATGGGGATTTAACGCATCTTCTTTTGTGAATCTGTCTTTAAGGTCTGCATGATCTTGGCTGGCACTCATTATAGCCATAAGTGCTTTTCTTTGATCCGCCTTTGCAACAGTTCTTTCGCCTACATTTTCTGATGATTTTTCTACGGGGGGTTTAGGCATATCAGCACCGCCCATACCACTAAAAGCCTGTACATTTCGTATTCCTTTAACTAAATCCATAAAACCGTGAGGATTTACTTGACCTTCTAATCCTGCAACTTTGACTTGTCTTTCTCTACGTTTTGCTGAAATGTCTTCTAAAGAATCTCTGGTTTCTTCAAACAAATTTGCTAGACGATGATAATAAGATTCTTGTACACCCAATCTGGATACTGATGTACCATAACCAGTATCTCTAACATTATATAAATCTTTCTTATAGTTCAATCCTAATCTTTGTTGATCTCTGGCAGCAATTCGTTTTCTTTCTGCTTCTCTACTAAAATCGGTAATTGGTTCACTAGTCATGCCACCAGTTACTGGAGCAGCTTTTAATCTTTGTTCCATACCTGCTGGAAGATCTTCTCCTTCTGGTCTGCCTGCTGCACGATTAATCATTCGTTTTGCTGCAGCAGCTTCTGGATCAGCTTGTTCTGCAGCTTTTTTACTGGCAGCAGCTTGTGCTTGAAGATTGGCTAATTTAGCAGCATTAGATTTATCAAGTTCTGCTAATCTGGTTTGTTGGGCGTTTATTGTGGTTTGTAATTCTTGTGATTCTTTGGCAGAAGCGGCAGCTTGTGCTTTTTTAGCTTCCCAGGCAGCTTGTGCTTTAGCTTGTCTAGCCTTCCAGTCAGCTTCAGGAACTTCTTGACCAGATTCGTATGCGCCTTTAGTGGGTTCTGGAAGTGGTTGTGTTCCTTTTTGCTCTTCTTCACGGTTTCTGAATTGTCTAACAGCACTATCCATAGGTTGTTCTGGTAGTTTGGCAGGAGCTGATGGGTTATTAGCTGTATTCGGGGTATTAATTATACCTTGGATAGTGTTCATTACATTATCAACTGCAGTTTGAGTTGCAGCACTCATCACTTGCTTGGAAGAACCAGGAGCAATTGGAGTTCTGGTTGATGGACCACCAGTTGGCAGCGGAGCTTCCACTGAAGGATATAATGCATTATTAATTGTTCCTTGAATTCTCTGACCAGCTCTAAATGAGTTTACAGCAGTATCCATAGGTTGTTCTTCTGGAACGATGCCTTGCGGATTCATTGCAGTGTTAATCATGTTTTGAACTCTTAATGATCCTGGGGCTGGAATTTGTGGAGGATTTCCTAATCGTAGATTGGCGTCCGGGGTTTGTGGTGCCAGTACTACCGCTTCAGCTAGTTGATTATTTATTTCTGCAGTTCTGATAAAAATACCACGAATAAGATTGGTTTCATTGTTAGTAGGGAGATTATGCATGTATTATCCTTTTTCTAATATTATTTAGGTTTTTTCCATTTCAGGATATACATAATTATGACATGAAAAAGGCCACTGCAATCTTTACCGCAGTGCTTCTAGCCCTCCTAAACGGATGCCAGAAAGACGCCAGTGTCTCCAAATCATCCTCCCCCACTGCAATCATTCAAATACCACAGGGTATTAGTAAGCCAGATCCATTCCCCGGATTCGAGGTCGTAAATCACAATACCAAAGATACGTTTGGTTGCGTGGGGCACGTACACAACCAGAAAGGCCAGTTCATAGGAAGTGGCGTTCTGATTGCCCCTGCAGTGGTTCTCACTGCAGGGCATGTAATTGACGGCGATACCTTGCGGTACTTTATAACCAAGGATAAAGCTTATCTGATAGAAAAGACTATTATTCACCCCGGATATACTGGAAAAGACGGAGAAGTGGTAGACGATATTGGAATATTAATTTTAACGGAAGGATGTGATGAGCAGCCAGCACAGTTAATACACGATAAGTCTGAGCTAACACAAAGAGAATCACTTACTACCGTGGGATTCTCTCACGAGATTAAGAAGATTAGCAAACCAGGAACCTTCTGGTATTACGGAACAGTGGAAGAAGAACCTCAGTACATGAAATTTCTTCCAATAAACGGACACATCTGGTTTGGAGATTCAGGTGGGGCCGTGTTTGAAAACGGTGGCCGTCTGGCAGGTATTATTTCGTCTATGTGCATCATCGACAACACTATGGTTGACCAATCAGCGATCCGTGTGGATCGTTATGCGGATTGGATTAAAGAGATGATGAATCGTGAACAATGTTCAACCGAATAACTTTCACCGAGTTATGGTGTTAGCCCGAGCCATGGGTTTCTAACCCTAAATATAGTACATGTTAATTGCAGGTATAGATTATTCGTTAACAAGTCCCAGCATCTGTGTTTTTAATTCGGAAGAAGCGTTTTGCTTTAAACGGTGTGCGTTTTACTTTCTTTCTGATGTAAAGAAAAACCAAAAATTATTCATGAACAATATTAAGGGAGAAGCGTTCCACGACTGGAACAGTGATTTTTCCAGATACGAAAATATTTCAGATTGGGCCATGGACTACCTTATCGGATGTGAACAGGTAGCAATTGAAGGATACGCGTTTGGTGCCAAAGGTAAAGTGTTCCATATTGCGGAAAATACGGGTGTATTAAAATACCGTTTACATCAAACTGGTATACCGGTAGAAGTAATTCCACCCAGTGCCATCAAGAAACAAGCGTCCGGTAAAGGTAATGCCAATAAAGAAGAAATGTATAAAGCATTTCTAAAAGAAACGTTCGTGAATCTACAAAATGTTATTAGTCCGGGCAAAAAAGATATTGGAAATCCGGTATCTGATATTGTGGACTCGTACTTTATTTGTAAAGCTCTTTACCTGAAATTAAAAGGGCTTAAATAAAAACCTCCGATTTTTAGGTCGGAGGTTTTGTTTTTATTCAATCTTTAATTTATTACTTTTTAGCAATTTCACGAACCTTGGCGTAAAACACTCGGGTTCCTTTTTCTTCGCCGTATTGCTTTACCATATTGGCAAGCATTGATTTGTGGGATTTAGCAACAGCTTCTTCTTTAGCATTAAGTTGCTCAGTGATAGCAATTCCTTGTCTCTTTTGTTCCATAGAACGGGTAGACGGTTGTTGTTTTTGAGATTGGCTTTGTAGCCATGCGTTCATCATTCTTGGGTCCATTTGTGGTATTCCTTTTTGTTTATTTATGGTTTTATATTATTTGACTCAGATTTCCCGCATTCTGGACACTCTTTAATGTACTTTCTCCAAGCCCATGCCATCAGTAAAGCAACGATTGGTAGATACCAGAGAATCCACCCCCAGCCTGTGGAAACCTTGTCTCCATTTTGGATATCGTAATCAAGTTTCTTCATGATAACATTATCTGAAGTGGTATCAGGAATAATAGATGGTGCTGTGTTGCAAGCTACCAAGAATAGTGTGGTTAATATTGTGGTAATAGTTTTCATGTGTACTCCTTAAGATTTGTTGGATGCCGCAGCAGAACCAAAGTAGAATCCCACGATACTGAGCAGAACTTGACGACTCTCAGAGGTAAACAGGTATCCGTTTACTTCCACAAAGAACTTTTTGGTGGACTCTGGTACTAAACCAAACAGCCCTTCTGGGGTCTTGGCGTCTACTTCCACAAAGGTTGGAATACCAAAGAATGGAAGAACAAACGGTGCAAGTATGGAACCAAACAGTACAGACAGCACGATGAGTTGTCTGACAAACTTACCTACGTCTAGTGGTACTCGTTCAGCTGCTGCTGTTTGGTTTTCAGTGGTCTGCTTGTTGGCAGCCATCATTTGCTGGAACATTTCCTTTTGGTCTTGAGCTTTTTGGGCCATGTAACGGAACAGGAATCCAGCAGCCCCGCCACCAATCAACGATAATAATTCTGGTGCAATCATAACAATCCTTTCTCAATAACTGTTATCTTTATCCTTAAAGTATGTATTAGGCTTCTTACGTTTGAATATGGAATTACGGGATGTATGGCGTTTTTGGACTTCCACTGGAATAGCCAGATCTTCTGGTTTCATACCAGCAACACCACCTGCCGCAACAGAATTGGCGATTGGTGCTGCTCCACCTTCTTGTTCTAATAGTCTGCAAGCCACCATTTCTCGAATTGCAGAATCGATAAACATCTGTTTGCTTCCACCCAAAAGTTCACACTCTTCGGCAAACTGATTTAAAGTTGCAATCACATCATCAGTTTCTATTGCTTCATTTATAAATTCACATAAAGTAAATGTAGTAATAATTTTAGTTAAATCTGGTTTCATGTTATTTCTTTTAACGCATTCATTATTCTGTGATCAACCGGAATTGCATCAATTTTATTTTCTGGAATTCTTTTTGGAAGAATCTGTAAGAAATGTAAAAATGTTTTTAAATATGAATGATACTTTGGTTCTATTTTGAAAAAAAGAATTCTAGCACACCCTTCCACACCAAACACATTATTTAAAATCATTATATGGTTTAATAACAGTCTTTCTTTCAAAATTTTTTTAGTTTCATACTTATTAAAGAGCCTTTTAATGTATTTAATTCTATTAAGATCTTCATAGAATTCGTTCATACCCTTACAACTCGGGTTGTCGTATACCTTAATTGCATATAAAAGAAAATTGTCTTCACTCAAAGGCTCATATAACATTTTTTACTCTGTTTCGTTTGACTGATCCATATCTCCTTGATCCGATTTATTGGAAGAACGAACAATTTCAATATTCATTTTGTATAAACCAGACTCAGCTTCACTAATCATAACAGCTAAACTTAAGTGATCACCACCCATAATGTCTTCAATACCATCAGTGGTTTCAAATTCATTGTGTGGAGTGGTTGGTGTTTTACCAAAAGTACCACCGTATCGTGTTAGTTTGAAATTCATTGGTTGACCAATAGCAAGATCAGTCTTCTTGTTGAAGTCAAAATCTAGACCTGCTAGATTTAGTTTTACACGCATTAGTGATAATGCAGCACGTGGTTCTAAGTATTCACGACCAGTGAATGCTTGGATGAACGCTCTTAGTCTTTGAAGTTGTTCGTTGTGTTCAATACGATGAACACCGAAATCGCTGAATGCGCTTCTAGTTGAATTTTGAGTAGGGAAGCCACCTAAAGCTCCACCGTCCATATAAGCGTCTTCAGTTAATTGTTGTTTTAGTTGTTTATACTTTTTCATTTAAGTCTCCGTATTATTTATCTGTTTTATTTCTCTGATTTTTTGGACTTCTTGCCCTTTTTCATTAACTCAATATAGGTTGCTAAACGATAACTGGCTTCTTCTGGAGTGTCGTCTCTTATTTTATTGCCATTTTTATCTTTAGGACCAGTTACCACTTTGGCTTTATCTTTTACTTTTTCTCGAATATCGTCACGACTTTTTGCTCTTGGGTTGCTTGCTTGAGGAGTAAGTTTGCCTTTATTGTCTTTATTTACAATATCTTCTGAAATTTGGTTAAAGAAACGATCTTTTAGACGTTCTTGAAGAATTAAATTTGTGCTCTTTTGTGCTTTATTAGTAAACTCTGCCTTCAAATTAATATCTTCTTTCACAGTACGCCAAGAACCACCCTTTTTCTTGTAACACTTTGATGCCCACGCGTTTGCGTATGCGCTTGGATACACATCAAATTTACTCTTTGCTTGACTCTTACAATCTGACCACTTTTCTGGATCGTTTGGTTTGTTCTTTTCCAGAATAACAACTCGGGTATCTTCACATACAACCTTGGTTACTTCTGCTGGATCAATCATTTTACTCATTTCGCCGTCTTCAAATAATGCAAAATTATTCTTAAAAATACCAAGAACACCATAATGATTTCCATTATTAGTTTCTACCAAAATCTTTTTGCCACGAAATGGCACAAGATCTAATTCGGTAAAATCCATACATTCTTTTGTTACTGAAGTATTGGAAACATCTTTTTTCCACACTTTAAAATTGGCTTGTTCTTTTAAAAGTTTTTTGCTAATCTTTTGTTTAATTTTATTCATTAAACTGGATTTTTTATCGTGTTCGCATCCGCAATCTTCGTTATAATTTTTCATGGATTCGTTTACCTTTTTCTTTGCTGCACCAGTTTCAACAAATATTGGTTTTTTTCCTTTAGAACCGGTACCTTTTTTTCCTCTACCAGCATCGCTTTGTGCTTCTCGTTTTCTTTTCACAAAACTACCAATTCCGTCTTTACCTAACTTTTTGGCCTTTTGCTTTGAAAGGCAGGCAGAATAAGATTCGCCTTCTTCGGCATCACCACATTTGCCTACACGCTTTCCAGCACTATTATATCTATCCCAACCAGGTTCTTTGGTTGCGGACTGTTTGTGGAACCATTTTCCCAATCCAGAATCTTTATATACTTCGTTTAGTTTCATCGCTTTTGTTGACCTAGTTGAGCTGTGATTTGATTACGAATCTTGGTTAGTTCATTTACAGTAAATGTTTCATCAATTCTTTCTGCTTTCAAACCACTACACCATTGAACCATTACAAATCCGGTTGTTTGATTTTGAATCTTAACGGGAAGTACGCTGAAAGCTTCCACGCTACGAGACTCTAAGTATTGTTTCAAATAGGAGTTCTTAAGATCTACTGTGTAGTGAATTTTGGGGCTGTCTTCTAATACCAGATTAAGCAAAGGAATAAACATAGAACAAAGAACGCCTTTAATTCGGTTGGCGTCTGATTCAATTCCTTTTTCTAACGACTCGTGTGTAATACTAAATTTTCTCATGGACACACCATCCATAAAGTATTCACCGTTATGAAATTGAATTACTTGAGTTCTGGCCGAATCTGTTAACACTCTAAGTTCTGTTAAAACTTCGTGTATTTCGCCGTGTACAGTGATGAAAGAATTATCATTATTTTCTCGATCTTTACTGTATTTGGTCCATGCTTTCCAAACACCAAACATCATTGCACATGCTACTGCAACATATACCGAATAAGCTTCAAATACTTTAACAAAATCTTGGGAAAAGCTAAAATGACCGTCAATCATTGAACACCTTTACTTCTTTTTGACTTTAAGTTTTTTGTCTAAACGACTTTCGAGATAGGGAATACTTTTTATGCCAACAAATGGAGCATTAGAACCAGGAGTTGCTTGAAGTAGTTTATTTACCAATTCGGGGGTACCTTCAAATCCTGCACCATGATCTTCATTCATACTGCGATTCTTTGATTTTGATAATACTCTCAGATTGTCGTCGCTGTTATCTTTAGGATTGCCGTTCTTATGATCTACGTCTTTACCGTCACCTTTGTGAACACGGCCTTTCTTTTCCATCTTTCGACGGGCAAGAACTCGTTTGCTGCGATTTTCTCTTTGCTCTGGTTTTCCATGGTAATTATCGTATTCTTTACGGTAATTTCGTTTTTCTTCTAAAGAAGAAAACTCTTCCATGATAATTAAAGCGTCTAGTAGATCAATTTGACCTGCCTTGATGTTCTCCACCAAGCAGTCATTGATTGAAAGATATTCTTCCAGTAAAGCGTCTGCTCCCTTTTCTATCACATTTTGTAAATCGCCGTCAGGATTAAAGTTTACGTGTACTGGAATTTGAACTTCGTCTTCAGAACTTGTGCCTGGATTGAATATCACCGTATTGTTTACATCAGTATCGCCTGCGTAAAATTCCGAATAAACTATTGGTGTTCTGAAAGTTGCATCAGTTAGTTGTAATTCAAACAATTGAAGGAATGCTAAAGGATTTGATAACTGATCTTTAACCTTCTCGATTTGCATTACTGCACCAATATTACTCTCAGTTAAAGTCTCTGTGGTTTGTTGAAAGACGGATTGTAAGAATCCTTGGCTGGAATTTGGTGTTTGAACAAACTTCAAACTTATATCAGTGTCTTTAGACTTTGCCAGAGTGGTTGCAAAATCTGCAGTCAACGGAATTGCTTTAGCGTCAGTTCCGTCTTTCTTGGCAGTAAACATCATTTGAGCCGAACCACGCTTACCATCAAACTTATTGTTTCCTGTTAGTGCTTCCAATATGAAAGCGGTCTTGATGTCTATGTTTTGATTTATATAAGTTTCAATAAGATCAGACGCTTTACTGATTATTGTTTTTTGTGAGTTTATGATTTGATCGCGTTTTGCTTTCTCTTTGCCTAACGAAATTAGCACATCATTTGTGCCTTGTACTGGTGTTGGAACTGAACGAGAGGAAAATCCTTTACGTAAATCTTCTACAAAGTCTTTCACAAACACATCAAAAGTTCCAACAATTTGTTCTGGTTGTAGACTGTTTAACACAGAAGTAAATACTAAACCGGCTTCACCTTTATTTGTTGGTCTTAGCTGCTCACCGATTTTTACAGAAATACCAACCTCTTGTCCATTTCCTTTACCAATCACTGTGGCGTTAGGAGCAGCTTCTTTCATGCCAGCTTGAGACCAAGTTTTAGAAGTCTTAACAACCGGATCTAATTTTTCAAACTTCATTGAGGCAGCAGCAGGAAATGCAGCAAAGAGTTCTTTGGTAAATCTTTGCATGGCATCACCTAATGTTCTGCTGGTGGTCATAAGTTCTTCATACTCTTTAGACGGCTTCTTGCCAGATAAAGAATTTAAAGCATCAGGAGTTGTTGCGATTAATTGATTAGTATTGTGATCCCAATCAGGATATGTGGAGTCTGGATCTGTTATTTCTTTTCCGTCTTTTGGAGCTCTTAACTCTGGTGGTTGTGGTTGTTGTGATTCCTCTTTACCTTTAGCCTTACCGGTTTTCTTTTCTTCTTTTTCTTTTTCTACTCTACCACCTAAAAGTTTGATGGAAGTTTTTGTGTTCATAAAGTTGTCTAAACGAGAATAGTAATTTAAGTCTCGCTTGGTCACATTACCTTTATCAATCTTCTTTGCTTTACCTTTTAGTATGGTGTGTGTTTGAGGATTGTAATCACTCTTTGTGATGATTTCAATTTTATTTAATTTATTGTTCTTAACAATGATAATGTTGGCAAGACCGGTTTGTTTTTCTTCGCGGCGATCTTCTCGTTTGCGATCACGTTCACGATCAGCAGGATCCACCTCTGGGCGCATTCTTTTCTTTTCTGCTTTTAGTGGAGTCTTTTTTGATTCTGCTTCAAAGAGTAGTGACGTTAAAAATTTGTCACTCAACTCTTTAATCTTTTTACCGAAAACAGATTCTCTCATTTGCATTCCTTTAGCCTTTGCTTGATATAAATCTCTGGCAAGTTCTGACTTCAGACGTCCTTTGCGGATTGCTGTCTCTCGGTCAAAATTAGCCATTTTCTTTCGATTTTCAAATTTTTGTTTTTGATATGGAATATTCATCTCCCATAAAATGGAAGACTCGGCTAAAAAGTCAGCATAATTAGATTCATTAAACCAGTTTGGTTGATTAGACATAGGCGTACTTTTATTTATGGATTTTTACGCTTTGTCTTCCGGCTGGATGCGTTCCACGGTAAATCCTTTGAAACTTTTCCGTTTACCGCTTATCACATCATACATGGCAGAATCGTTGATTTTTCGTTCTTTGCAAAATCCAGTAAAATTATCGGTAATGTACTTGATGCCTTCTTTGTCTGTAAAGATGTAGATGGTGCGTTTCTTTTTAGTGTGTGTAAATTCCAATTTTTTGTGTGTTCCACCTTTCCACACCCATCCTTGTGTTGATTTACTGAATTCACCACCATGTTTTTCAACAAATTTAGCTCGATTGAGTGCCCCCCGAGAATTACCGTTAAAAAATGCCCATTCTCTAGTATTACGCTTGTTCACATTGTTTAGGTTCATATTCGTCTCTCCATTCTTTGATTGCTACAGCAAGATCTTTTTTGTAGTTTTTGGTTTGTTCCACAAACACCTGAGTAGTACCATCATCACAGGAAATCAAGATAACAATCTGGGTTATAGGCTGTCCAGTGCGTTCTTTCCACATTTCTGCGTATGCAGTGGCTTGTAGAAAGTAACTGTGAATATCATCTTTTTGCTTGGGTCGGGTGCTTCCTTTAAAGTCAATCACACTAGGAATCCCGTTATAGTCTGCAATACAGTCGGATCGGCCAGCCATACGCAACGACTTACTCCAAAGGAAGCCTTCAATTGCGTATACATTATCAATTTTATCAATTTCTGATTGAATTTGATTGAAAAGATCTAGAGTGTACGGATCTTGATCTTTAAATTTAGGCTCATTTAACAGATAAGTTTCAATTAAAGAGTGCAGCTTGGTACCACGGGTTCTGGTACGGGCAGCTTCTTTAGGGTTCTTTTTGCGCCATTCAGCAAAGAACTGATTCTTTTTCCAGCCTACCACAGTGGTTACACTGGGAAATCGACCTTCTGGGGTTTGGTAGAATCCGTCTACTCGTTCGCCTTGTTGTAGATCCACTAGTTTATGATTAAAATGTTTAGCATTCATGATGTATACATATATTTATACTGATTATACTACAAAGGAAAGCCAAAAATGAAAGTAAGTACGCCACCAGCATACCAAAATATTTTTCCAATTTTTACTGGTACCACTCTAAGCAACTACACTGTTCCTGCACATAGAGGTCTTTTTATTACTGCTACCGCAACTTCGTTTGCTGGTGTTACTGTTCAAAATATTGACGGCACTACTGGTACCATTCCTATTGTCACAAACACTGCGACTGTACTACCACTCGTAGTAAAAACAATGACGACTGCTCTTGGTAATAATACAACAATTAAAATTTACGGTCTCTTATGAAAGTAGAAACTAGAGATTCTACATTAACTTCTCAACGTGTTATTAACGGCACATATGTGCAAGTTGTTAAATGTGGTGTGTTGCTATATTTTACTTGGCAATCCAGCAGTACTGCTGCAGTAACTACTACGGGAACAACGATCACCATAACAAACGTGAATGGTAGTACTACTGCTTTAAATTTACCAATGTTAACAGCACAAGGTTCAAATATTTACGAAACGTTTGTGTTGCCATTAGTGTATAATAGCATAACCCTTACTTCTGAACCTGCTTGATTTATTTACTCAACAATTTCTTGAAGTAACCGGTTACATCAGATCCGGTTGAGTTGTATACTCGGTATTGTTTCTTACCAAATACTACTCTGCGAACTCCTCGAATTGAAGAAGCAAACACGTCTACTTTCTTACCGTCTTGTGTGTAAGAAATTTTGTATCGTTGTTTCTTTAATTTGCGTTGCAGTGATTCTTTAGGTGTAAGTTTACCTTCTGATACTACAACTTGTTGTGTAACAAATCTTCTTTGGAATGGATCGTAAGAACCTACACGTTTTCTGGCAGCGAAACGTTCGCCCGGAGCAAAATCTAGTGGAACTACTGGTTCTTCCACAGGAGTGTCTATTACTTTTGAACCACCAAATGGAAGGGCGACAGAACGAATTGGTTCTTTAATCTTTGTTTTTACCGGTGGTTCTTTAATTTTTCTTTCAATGGGTGTTTTAGTTTTAGTCTCAATTTTGGTTTCAGTTTTAGTAGCAGGTTTGGTTTCAGTTTTAGTAGCAGGTTTGGTTTCGGTCTTAACTATTGTTCCAGTTTCAACCTTTGGCTCAGTCTTAACTATTGTTCCAGTTTCAACCTTTGGCTCAGTCTTAACTATTGTTCCAGTTTCAACCTTTGGCTCAGTCTTAACTATTGTTCCAGTTTCAACCTTTGGCTCGACTTTGGGATTTAGAATATTGGTAATTGTTTTTACTATATCAAATGCAACTTCTGCTGGTGTTTTTGTTTTGTTGGCTTGCAGAGTTTGTGAAGCTGGGGGGTTTGTTTCCAGTGCAGTTGTATTTTTTTCTACAGGTTTAACTTCAATTTTGGTGTCTGCTTTAACAATTTCGCCTGTTTTTGTTGGGATTAATGGTGTAACTGTAGGTTCTACTTTTGGTTCCACTTTAACCATGGGATGGATTGCAGGAATTTCTATAGTTGTTGGTTTTTCTGCAGTTTTAACTAGTGTTTCCTCTGCAGATTTCACGACGTCTTTAACAAGTGGTTTTTCTAAAGATTTAGTACCAGCTTTAATTAAAGAAGTAAGCCATCCTTCTTGCATTCCTTGAAATTTTCTTTCAATTTGTTGTTCTTCTGAGGATTTAGAACGACCACGTTTCATGATTTCAATGTCTCTTTTATTTCTTTCTTCTTCTTGTTTACGTGATTCTTCTTCTTGTTGGTCTTGATAATCTTTTGCTGCTAATGTGGCATCTATTCCTAGAGAAGCAACAGTTCCTACGCCAGGAACAGTGCTTGCAGCACCTGATGCTACTTCACCTGCGGCACCAGCAACATCTCCTTGAACCAGACGACCTATTCCTAAACCAAGACCTGCAACAAGTCCTACTACTGGAATTTTCTTTGCTATAGTTTTGCCGACAGTTTTTGCTGCAATTTTTTCCACGCCGCTTTTAACCGCTTGACCAGCAGCAGTTTTCATTGCGGTTCGTTCTCCAACTTCTCCTACTACACCGCCAACCAAAGATCCAGCAGCCTGCCCCCATGGGCCAAGAGGTTCTGCTAATTTTTCACCACCAACGAATCCTACAGCACCACCCACTGATGGTTTAAATCCTGTTGGTTTTTTACCAACTGCTTTTAGTCCTAAATCTAGACCTTTTATTGTAGTTTTTTCACCATAATAAGTACCAGCAATTTCTGCCCCAGTTGTTGCAGCAGAACCAGCACCAGCAGCTTCTCCTGCCACTTCTCCTGCAAATTGCCCTACACTAGCACCAACTCCCAACGGAAGTCCTGTTGCTAAAGTTTTGCCAACTTTTGCTACCTTTTGACCAACAGTAGTTGAAGGTTTTACTTCTGTTGTTGGTGTTGGGGTTGGTTTGGCTGTTGTTTCTGTTTTGGTGGCAGCTTCGCGTTTTGTTTGTTGTTGACGCATTCTTTCTTCGTATTCTCTTCGTAATGCTTCGCGTCTTGCTTCTGCTGGATCACCAGTTGTACCACCTACTCCAGACGAACTTGGCGATTTTGGTGCTTCTGTGCGTGGTGGTTCGGCAGTAGCGGTGCTTCCAGTTTTACGGGCTTGACCTTCTGAACGAAGTTTACGAGCCTTTTCTTCTGCACCACTGTTACTCTTTACCCAGTCAGAGAATTGTTCGTCACTCATACCAGCAAATTTATCTGCAGCATCTTCTGACAGATTTACAAGTTTGTTGGCAAACCAAGTAATATCAGAGTCGGTAATTTGGCGTGCTTCGTCAAATTCGGTAAGTATAATAAATTCACTGCCCAGACATTCATTTACAAAGGACGTAAATTCACCCATTGATGGAAAACAGCCATTGAATTGTTTCCAATCCATGGCTGCTTCGTTTAATAAATTTTTAGTTTTCCAGAGAGTTTTGACTTGATTATACTTGTTGTTCTTCATAACAAGTATTTATCTTATCATTACTTTCCGGGCAACAGAAACCGAATCGGCCAGTAACGGGTTCCATCATTATTTCCAAAAAGCATCCAATCTTCCACATTCAGCGGATTGTATGCCCGCCAAACACCATCAGTCAGATTCACGGTGAAAACACCACCAGCCGTACCTAATTTACGCCACACAGCCAGCGAAACTGGCGTCTGGTGTGAGTCTGAAATCAAAGTATACCCCCGATCAGACAGCCAACGGTACATACCGGGAGCAACACCCTGACCCACGTAATCGTTGTGTACACGAACCCGATCAACCACATACACCTTGCGGCCCCACTGAAATCCACCCTGCGGGACAGGTGCGGTAATCAGGCGTGCAGTCAACACCACATCACCGTTATTGTCGGTAGCCATAATTAGCACACCGTTTCCTTGTGGTGTGCGAACCTGCTTCATTTCAATACTCAAACCGTCCAGATCACGATCACCCCAGTGCTTGGTAACAGTACCGGGAGTACGATCAAATTCCTTGATTTCCTTGTTAAAAGAGGCGAGATTGTTATTGTCGATGGTAATTGTAGGAGTAAGAATCATATGTTTAATATACACCCAAAAGAAAAAAATGCAAATTAGAAATCATATTTTCCATAAATAAAGGTGATCGGGCTGAGTTGGTCGTAGACAGTCCTTCACGCGAACTACGCCATTCATGCTTTAAAAGGAACTTCGCTACCTTTCGATCGTCATAGAGGCAGGGGAGAGTTCACGCTCTTCCTTGCTTTTTTTATAAATAAGGGTAAGATTATATAGCAAGGAACCCTACAATGGATATGGAAAATATTAAAAAAGCTGTTAAAGAGTCTGTCTTACAAAACTTTATGGAAGCCGCCAAGTTTGCTCGTCGTGGTGCTGAAAAGCAACGCCCAAAGAGTTGGAGTAAAGGCACCAAGTCTGGATCAGACAAACGCAAGATGCGTGAAGAAGGTAAACGAGAAGCTGGTCAAATGAATGAATATTATAATAGAGATCCAGGTTATCAATACAATCCACAACCAGACGATCCAAGACCAGGACAACCAGGTGGTCCACCCGATCCAGAAGCAGAGCGCAAAGAGATGGGAGAGAGAATTTCTAATGCAGTACACGATTGGGTGGAAGAAACTGGTCTTCACAAACATCACGGCCATTCCACAGACGAAATGCGTAAAGCATTAAAAGGTAGAATAGAAAATTCATACGACGATATAGCAGATGCAGCCAGTGATTTAATTGATGTGTATCCTGCACCTAAAGGTGTTGATCCAGAACAATACAAAAAACATATGAAACAAGGTATACACGGATACGCAACTGGAGGTTCACTAGAGAATAGAAACAAAATGCTAACTGGCAATCCATACTATGATGCAATTAACGAATCGTTTAATAAATCTTCATATTACTACAACAGACTAAAAGAGAATAACGAGATTCCAAGACACGCTCAAGTAACCGGTGAAGAGGTTTACGGTGCTATGGATCCACACGCCGAAGACAGAGAACAATTAATGGGGAAACAACCTGATGCTTTACACGCAGAGCATTACGAAGACTTTATGAAAACATTAAAAGGATCACAAGATCCAAGTCAAGGTAAATTATTGGTAACAAGAGGTGCTATCGGAGCAGCATTGGGTCGTGCATCAATGAGTAATAGCAAGGATCCTATTTTACGAGATGTTGTTAGTATATTGGGTGCTTCACGTAAAGCTCTTGACGATCACTTTAATTTACAACAACAAAAAGGTGATATTCGTTTTTAATTAAGAAATTCGTAATTAAATATAAAAATCGTAACGGGATAGGAACTTCCTAACAAATAGGAAGTTCTTATTCTTTTACGAAATTCGTAACTGAATAGGAAATTCGTAACAGTTTAGGTTCCGAGGTTAGGAACTTCCTGTCCGGTATAAAATTCGTAACCGATTACGAATTTCGTAACTGAATAGGAAATTCGTAACAGTTTAGGTTCCCAGGTTCCAGGTTAGTGCCAGCGAGTTCCCTTGGCGTTGTTACCTTTATCGAAACGGGCTTGCTGACTCTTTGGTTGTCCACGCTTGATCTTGGACATCAGTTCGCTCCACCGTCCGCCTGTGGCTTTGTCCGGGGTCAGAGTGTGATCAACACCTAGACCGGGAGTACATCCAGCCCATGACTTCTTCACCGTGCCTTCCGCCTTACATTTCGGGCAAGGCAAGGTGGTTGGAAGGTCACGGTCTTTCATCATGTGGATTTCTTCCCATACTTTCTGACACTTATCACACTCATAGTTGTAGGTTGGCATACAGGTATTTATCGGACTTTCACAAGGTCTGATAATCTAGTATACCGCATACAGTCCGATAAGCAAATGGTATCCCAGAGATTCCGATTCCCATATCCGGGATTCCGGTAATATGAAATGTATAATGTATATTATGTAATATACTATCAACTTTCCGCTTATGGGACGGTCAGCCGTAGAACCGGGCGAGAGCGGCGT